CGTCGAACCCGACGTGGCCGAATAAGCCGGGGGCATAAGATATGAGTACGATTAAAGCTAATACAGTCACCGCCGCCGACCTTAACACCGACCTCACCCTGACAGCCAACGGTACGGGCAAGGTCAACCTTGAGGCGGGCACGAAGCTAGACGGCACTGCGCTGGGCACTGCTGCTACGCTCAACGCGGGCAGCGGGTCTGGCGACCTGCTCCGCACAGACGGAAGCGCTGCATCGCTGACGGGTATCCCGGCAGACTTTGTGTTGTTGCTATCTGGTACTTTATCAGCAGCTTCGGAGTTAGCAATTGAAGGATCGTCATACATCAACGACGATTATGTGCGGTACGTTTTGCACTATGAGCAGACTTCGGATGTTACTGCCGCGGTTAGAGTTACGTTCCGCGAGGAATCGACCGGCACCTATTTCTCTTCCGATTATTACTCCGCGCAAAGTGGCGTAGGTGGATCGGGTAGTGCACAAAGTTCCTCATACTACAATACATCATATATAGACCCAGGCGTTACTTTCTTTCATCCAAACCATTCCGGCAATGTTGAAATGACTTTTCATGCACTTCGAGCCAGCGATGTGTATTCCAGCCTAGCCTTTCATGGCGGCTACCCCGAAGATTATTACTCTAAGACATTGGTTACTTACGGCATTGGCGGAGTTCGAAACGAGGCGGTGGTGGACGGCGTGAAGTGGACGCCAAGTGCAAATAGCTTTACTGGCCGGTACTGGTGGTACGGATTGAAGGGGGCTTGATTATGGCACGAACAAAAGTCATTAACGGTGTCGTCTATCCGCTAACCGCCGAAGAAGAAGCAGAGGCTGATGCCCGCGAGGCTGCGTGGGTTGCGGGTGCAACCGACCGCGCTTGGGCCGAGTTGCGCGCCGAGCGAGATCGCCTGCTGGCCGAGACGGACTGGGTAAGTCTCCGCGCTGTAGACGCGAGCGCTGATGGCTTGGGCATACAGCTTCCTCAGGTGTGGGTTGATTATCGGCAGGCGCTGCGCGATCTGCCTGCCAACACGGCTGACCCTGCCAATCCGGTCTGGCCTGCGAAGCCATCATGATGATGCGCATCCTCGCAATTGTTGCGTGCTTGTTTGCAACGCCGCTTTCCGCTCAGCAGCAGATTGTGTGCGTGCCGGATGTAACGGCGGCGGACAAGGCAGCGCGCAATGCGGGCGAGGAATTGGCACTTAAATTAGAGACAAGCAACGGCGTCGCAATGCGGTTATATCTAGGGCGTGATACATGGACGGTATGGTTTGAGCGCAACGGACAATGGTGTACCGCGCCGAGCATGGTCGGCAAAATCAAGCGAGATGGAGTCGCGTGATGGACATTCACAAAGACCTAATCGACGCGGCTAGTCTTGCGCTTGTGATCGGCACGCTTGCCGAATGGTTGCCGCCAATTGCTGCTGCGATCAGCATTGTATGGACGTGCATCCGCATCCACGATTGGTGGCGCAGCAGAGCGCACTAACATGGACGGCGCGATAGATATTAGGTTGATCGTCACGCTTGGCGGTATTTTGTTTAGCGTGGCTGGCGCTGCGGCTGTCGGCAAGATGCAGATCAAGGCAATGCAAGACACGCTACATGATCTTGAGCAACGGCTACGCAAGATCGACCAGCGAATTGACGGACTAGAAAATGGCGAGAGTGTCATCAAGCAGCGCGTTGACATTATCGCCAAGATGAATGCTCCCGAGTTGCTGCGTCGAGAGCACATGCAGACGGCTAATATGCTTGCCGACATCTCCTACCTAAAGGCAGAGGCAGAGCGTATGCACAAGCTGCACAACGGCGTGCATCCGCCTGTAGCAAGCGAGAGGAAAGCGACATGATCGGCATTATCGGGACGCTGCTTGGCCCTATTGTAAACGGCGTTAAAGATTACGTTGCAGGCGAGCAGGAAATTAAGAAAGCGGAGAAAGAGAACCGCGCGCGCTTGTTGCGCGACAAGCAGTCGAACAATCACGACTGGGAAATGGCTAATCTTACCGACAAGGACAAGTGGCTGCGCCGCATTTCGTTCTTGATGTTTTCAGCGCCGTTTGTGTGGGCGCTGTTCGACCCGCTTGCGGTTGAGGCGTACTTCACGCTGGCGCTAAGTGCCATGCCCGAGTGGTATATTCAAATGTACGGCGCAATGGTCGGCGGCGTGTGGGGTATTAGTGCCCTCAAAAACACTGCGCCCGCACTTGTCGCTGGCGTCGTCAAAGCGGTAAAGAAATAAACGTGAATGAAGTTTACGACATTGAAGGCATAGCCCAGGTCTTAACGCAAGAAGAAGGGTACCGACGCTATTCCTACAAAGACCATCTAGGCTATACGACCGTTGGCATTGGCCGTTGTCTTGAAGAAGGCGTTGGGTACGGAATAGATGAAGAAGAGGCTCAGTGGCTCTTAAAACGCGATATACAGCGTGTCTGGGACAACTGTAGTGGGCAAATTTCATTTTGGCCTAACGTCAGTTCTAATATAAAAGAAACAGTAGTTATGCTGGTTTTTCAAATGGGGCTTGGCGGATACCTAAAATTTAAAAAGCACATTGCTGCAATAGAAGCTCAAGACTTTGAGCTAGCTGCTGCAGAGTTGTTAGATTCTAGGTTTGCCCGACAAACACCAGAACGTGCAAAACGAATGGCGAGTCGAATTGCAGCGGGGTAGTTATGACTGGCGCACCCGGAAAAGTTCCTGCGGATGAGTTTCTTGATTTAATACGAGAGCATGGTTTAGGAGAAACCGCTCGAATGCTCGGAATAAACGAGCGAGCTGTTTATGCTAGGCGCGCGCGTCTGGAAAAGAAAACAAATTCAAAAATTGCGCGAAAAGAATATCTTACGGGATACAACCAGCGTTACGCTGAGCGATTAACTTACGACATCCCTGATGGCGATATTTTAATTGCCTCGGACGCTCATTACTGGCCGGGTGAAATAACTACTGCTCACCGCGCTTTTGTTCACCTTATCAAAAAACTAAAACCCAAAGCCGTTATCTACAACGGCGACATTCTTGATGGGGCCTCTATTAGTCGCCACCCTCGCATTGGCTGGGAAGAACGCCCGACCCTTTCTGAAGAGCTTGACGTTTGCAAGGAGCGTTTAGACGAGGTTCGCGCTGCTGCCCCTAAATCCTCTTTGCTTATTCATACGCTTGGCAATCACGACCTTCGTTTCGCTACCCGCCTTTCTAATGCTGTGCCTGAATACTCGTCTGTGCAAGGTACTCGCTTTGAAGACCATTTTCCCCACTGGGAAAGCGCGTGGTCAGTCTGGATAAACGACAGCATTGTTATCAAGCACCGTTTCAAAGGCGGCATTCACGCAACGCACAACAACGCTTTGTGGTCCGGCAAAACAATGGTGACAGGGCATCTTCATTCGCTGAAGGTTACGCCATTGTCGGACTATAATGGTGTACGATGGGGCGTAGATAGCGGTACACTAGCGGACCCCTATGGCCCACAGTTCTCATTTTACACGGAAGACGGTCCCGTGAACTGGAGGTCTGGCTTTGTTGTTCTGACCATTGTTGACGGACAACTGTTGTGGCCTGACATCTGCTCAGTCGTAGATGACGGGACCGTTTGTTTTCGTGGTGAACTAATTGATGTATCGGGATGAAGCGTTAGAGCGAGCACTTGCGCTAGTAACCAAAGAACGTGAGACACAACACGGGCCTGCAGACCGCAACGCAGAAGTTGTGGCTGCCCTATGGTCCGCTTACATCGGCAAAAAAATAAGCGAGCATGATGTGCCGGTCATGCTCGCTCTTATGAAAATAGGTAGGTTATCTGTTGGTGACCCTAAGGTTGAGGATCACTGGGTAGACGCCATAGGTTACTTGTCTATCGGCGTTGAAATTTGCACAGTCAATTCATCTGATCCGAAGTAGGCGTATACATAGCCTGCAGAGCAGTCATGACTGCAGAGTACTTGCTTGAAAAATCTTTGTCGCTAGACATTAACTGCTCTGCTCTCTCGCAAGCGTGAAGAATTGTTGTGTGGTCCCTATTTAGGAGACCGGCAACATAAGAAGAACTACGGCCAAGTCGCTTGTGAGCTATGTGGCAAAAAGCAAAGCGTGGGTACGTGGCACCGCGACCTCGAAGCTCGCTCATCACCAATTCAACAGGAATGTCCCATTGGTGGCAAACTGCTTCTAACACTTTAGCTATTTGTCCCTTTGGCACAGCAAATTCTAACGAAGGTTTTATCTCAGCAACAGGTTGAGGCGCGTTAAACGACTCAAACAATGCTTGGATTTGCTTGCGCTCTGACGCAATACGCTGGGCAACTTTTGCGCCCTCGGCAACGGCTTCTGAGAGAGCGTCAATTGCTTCCCTCAGAAGCCGTACCTCGAACGCAAGATCACGAGGATCATGCGGCATTCGCTAGCTCCGGTTCATAGCTGCGCCAGCTCTTGCCGCTTTCAAGAGCAGCAACAGCATGCTGACGCTCGATCTGGGTTTTGACATTGGGATTGTTGTAGTGGGTAGCCCACGTAGTCAAGCAATCATCAAGACCTGCCATGCTCCAAGACAAATCCTGGACAAACTCCTGATAGATATGATCGCGCGTAGATTTGGAGACTTTCATCGAAGCCAACAATTTGTATGCTTGGTCAGCTTCGAGTCGAATCTCATCCCAATGGGCGCGACGAGACTGAACTGTCTCAAAATCATGGATAGCGCCCAGCAGAGTATCAATGATTTCTGGTGTGCGCTCCATGATGTTTGTCGTGTGCCGCGCCTGAATGTGACCGTACTCGCCACCGGAGTAAGGAATCACAGCCTGATTGGCACAGACAAACTTGTAACGTCCAGCACGGATTGAAAACGCGCAACTGCCGTCGTAACTGTCGAACATAATAATGCGCAGGGCTTCTGCGCGTGTGCCTTCGAGGCTGGTGTACGCAGGAAGCAGTGCTTGCACAAACAGACGGCCACCATTGCTTGTCATGTCAAACGACAAGTGCATGTCAGTGGTATCGATCTGATTGCTGTTGAGTGATTCGAGCAACGCTGCGGTTGACACGCGGTAGTCGGTAAGACCGTAACGAGACGAATGAATCTCAATCGTTTCGTTGTTGTCTTTGTTGTAGACGCGCTGCCAGTAACGCCCGTCATTGTCATTGGTAAAGACACGCTCGATGCCAACGTCAAAGAAC